CCGCTGGTGGTGTATCACGGGACGCGCGGCAACGTGGAGGCCTTCGACACCGGGCGGGTAAAGGAACGCTTCCCGCACTCCGAGGGGCTTTACTTCATCTCAAACCCAAAAGCCGCATCGGTGTACGCGGACAGCGTGCAAAACGCAGCCGAGAATTTCAACCCTGCATCTAAGTTCGGGCGGCCGGTCGAAGAGGGCGCAAATGTAGTGCCCGCATACGTCAGTCTGAACAACCCAAAAATCATAGAGACGCGCGGCCTTGTCGAATCAATCGTTGACGGCGATAACGGCGCGATGGTCAGGCAAGCAAAGGCTGACGGGTTTGATGGTGTGATCGTGCGTCGGCGAAACGGAGATGAGTTCGACACTGATCTTGTCATCGCCTTCCGCCCCGAGCAGATCAAATCCGCCATCGGCAACAGCGGCCGATTCGACCTGAACAGCGCGAGCCTGACCGATCCAGTGCAAGCGCGCATTGACGCCACGCCGACCGAAGCAGCTACCGCGCTCGAAACGCGCGACGTGACGGCCGCCGCGGTCGAGCGCATGCGCACGCTCAGCGACGAGCAGATCACCGACACGCCGGCGCCGCTGAACAAGCCCAGCACCGACCCGCTGCTGGCCTCGATCGCCGATCGCGTGTCCGCTGTCGAAGCCACGGCCGGCGACATGGTGGTGCGCACCGACGAAGCCGGGCGCCCTGTGACGGTGGCCGACGAGCTCGCGCGCATCCGACGCGAAGCGGCCGAGGGGACCGATGCAGAGCTGGGTGCGCTCGACGCCGACCTGGTGCGCGTCGCGGCGGAGTGCGCGCTGTCGATGGGGTCTACGTGAGTGCTCTGACCACGGCTGCCAACAGCAGGCCAGCGGCCACGAGTGCCATCACCTGCACTAACCACGTGCGCATGAACCGGAGTGCGCCGCGCCAGTTGCCGGCCGCGCCGAGCCCTGCCACCGCCAAGACGGCAACGGCACCAACGACGAACCACAGCACTGGAAGGTAGCTACCCATGGCGATGAAACCGCAATGTGCCACAGCAGTCCGTGCCGCAGCTGGCGGCCGGCCCATCAGCGAAGCGAAGCTGCAGGCGATTGAGGACTCGATCAGCAGCACGATGCGCGAGCTGGCGCGCCGGGACCGCCAGCGCTGGCAAGGCCTCACGCGCGACCAGCGGGTGGCCGAAGCGATGGCGAAGGCGATGGAAGACATCCAGGCCGAAGCCGCGCTCAAGGAATACCGGGCCAGCCTGCAGGTGCTGCGCACCGCCGAGACCGACTCGCGCGTCGCCGAGCAGATGCGGCTGACAGGGCTCACCCGGTCGCAGGGGCTGATCCGCGACATCGAGAACACCAGTGACTACGTGCACGCGGTGCGCAACGAGGCGATCTCGGGCCTGGCCGACATGATCGACGCGGCCGAGTCGCGCGACGGCACCGGTGCGCTGCGCAACCTGGGCATGCGCATCTTCGACCTCGACAACCCGCAGATGACGGCCGACGTGGTGCGCGAAGTGTTCGCCAATGCCGACGGTTCCACGGGGAACAAGGTCGCGCAGGCGGGCGCGAAGGCGTGGCTCGACGTGATCGAGAAGATGCGCCAGCGCTTCAACGCTGCGGGCGGTGCGATCGGCAAGCTCGGGTATGGCTACCTGTCGCAGGCTCACGATGCCGTGCGTGTGCTCGAGGCCGGTACCGAGACCTGGGCCAAGAAGGTGCTGCCGCTGCTGGACCGAGAGCAGTACGTGCGCCCTGACGGCTCGCTGATGAACGACGCCGAGCTGACCGACCTGCTGCGCGGAGCGTGGGAGACGATCAGCACCGGCGGTGACAGCAAGACCGAGCCGGGCCAGTACCGCGGCAGCGGCTCGCGCGCCAACCGTGGCAGCGATCACCGCGTGCTGCACTTCCGGGACGGCGACGCCTGGATGGCCTACATGACCGAGTACGGGGAGGGCTCGCTCTACGACTCGATGGTCGGCCACGTCGGGCGCATGGCCCGCGACATCGGCCTGGTCGAGCGCTACGGGCCCAATCCCGAGCAGCAGTTTCGCGTGCAGTCGGACATCGCGCAGCGCGCCGACGGCGTTGGCACGATGGGGAACCGGTCCGCCGGCAACACGCCCGAGGCCTACTGGTCGATCCTCAGCGGCAAGACCGGCACCCCGGAGAACCGCGTGGTCGCGCAGATCGGGCAGGACGCGCGCAACATCCAGACCGCTGCGAAGCTGGGCGGCGCGGTGCTGTCGTCGACCACCGACGTGGCCACCGTGGCGGCCAGCCTGCACTACAACCGGCTGCCCTACTTCTCGATGCTGGCCAACTTGGGCCGGCAGTTCAGCCGCGAGCAGCGCGACTTCCTGCAGGCGCACGGCGTGATCGGCGAAGCGCTGACCAGCACGCTGAATCGCTGGACCGGCGACCACATGACGCACAGCCTCACCGGCCGCGTGGCCGGCAGCGTGATGAAGCTCTCGCTCATGAACGCCTGGACCGATGGGCTGCGAGGCGCGTTCGCTGCGACCATGATGCAGGGCTTCACGAAGAAGCTGGGCAAGGCCTGGGGCCAGCTCGACGCCTGGGACCAGTGGCTGATGCAGCGCAAGGGCATCACCGAGGCCGACTGGGCTGTGATCAGCAAGGCCGCGCCGACCGAGCGCAACGGCGTGCAGTACCTGACCGCCGATGCGATCCGGGCCACCGGCGCCGAAGGTGCTCCCGAGGCTGCGACGAAGTGGCTCGCCTTCGTGTCCGACGAGGCGCAGTTCGCGGTCATCATCCCCGACATCGCGACGCGCGCGATCGTCACCGGCGGCGGCATGCCGGCCGGCACGGTGCGCGGCGAGGCCATGCGCTCGTTCATGCAGTTCAAGAGCTTCCCGCTCGCGATGCTGACTAGGCACTGGCGCCGCGTGTTCGAGACGCCGCAGGGCCTTGAGGGCGCGCCTATGGGCTACGGGGCCACCAGCAGCACCGGAGCCGCGGTCAATCGCGTGGCGGTGCTGGCCGCCATCAACGTGACGCTGATGATGATCGGCGCGCTCGTGATGCAGAACAAGGCGCTGGTGCAGGGCAAGGATCCCTACGACATGACCGAGGGCAAGTTCTGGATGCGCGCCATGGCCCAGGGCGGCGGCGCTGGCTACGTGGGCGACCTGCTGTTCAAGGATCCGACCGAGCAGCGCGGCAGCAACGTCGAGCAGGGCGTGGGCGCCATCCTCGGGCCGGCAGCTGGTGCGGCAGCGGGCCTCGTGGGCGACCTCGGCGTGGTCAATGCATGGGAGGCGGCCAAGGGCAAGGAGACACACATCGCGGCCGAGGCGCTGCGCTGGGTCAACTCGCAGATGCCCTACGTCAGCCTGTGGCAGGTGCGCGGCGCTTGGGAACACTGGTTCCTGCACAACGCCCAGGAGGCGGTGAACCCGGGCTATCTCTCGCGCATGCAGCAGCGCTCGATGAAGGACTGGGGGCAAGGCTACTGGTGGACCCCGGGGGAAGCGCTGCCCGACAGGGCTCCCGATTTCGAGCGCGCCGTCGGACAATAGGGGCCCATGCGCCCCGACCAGCTCACTCGTCTCGAAAGCCTTCGCGATCGCCTCGTCGAGCGCGCGCTGATTGACGCCGACCCGGGCAACTGGGTGGCCGGCGAGAAGGCGCCGAAGGAGATGACCCGCGACGAGCGCGGCGATGCGAAGTGGTGCCGCGGCCTGGCGATCAACACCGTGTCGCTGGCCATGCAGGTGCAGCGGCTGATGGCCAACGTCGAGACCGGCGGGGCCATCGTGCCCGATCAGCCCGATGTGCCGGCGGACGCGGAGGCCGATCCTGTCGAAGCTGAGGTGGCGCGCTTCGAGGCGGCGGCGGCGGAAGTGCTGGCAGCGCGCGCCGTGAGGGCGGCACGCGATGCAAAGCCCAAGCTCTGACGCGATCTCCTTCGTCGCCTTCTTCAACCGCTGGGCCGAGATCCAGGGCTGGACGGTCCCTGACCTGCACGTCGAGATCTGCACCTGGCTTGCCGAGGAGCAGGCCCCCGAGCGCGTGCTGATGGTCTTCCGAGGGGCGGCCAAGTCCACGCTGTACGCGGTGCACAAGGCGTGGAAGCTCTGGCGCAACCGCTCGCACCGCTCGCTCGTCTGGTCGGCCGACAACGAGACCGCGGGGATGCTGACCGCCGACACGATCAACGTGCTGCGCAATCACCCGTGGTGCCGCGGCATGCTGCCGTCGAAGCCAGGCGCGAAGCGGTTCTGGGTCAACGGCGCGATGGACGCCCGCAACGCCAGCATGCGAGCCGTCGGCGTGACCTCGAACGCCACCGGCGCGCGGGCCGACGACGTGGACTTCGACGACATTGAGGTGCCGGGTAACATCGAGACGCCCGAAGCGCGGCTCAAGCTGCGCCAGCGCATCAGCGAGTCGACACACATCGCGGTGCCGGGCGCCCAGAAGACCTACATTGGCACGCCCCACACGCACGACTCGATCTACCCGGAACGCATCGCCGCGGGGGCTGCCGTGCTGAAGATCCCACTGTTCGCGCACTCGGTGCGCTACACCGACACCGGCAAGCGCACGCGCTACGAGTTCCGGCACCCGGTCGGGCCCGATGGGCTGTACGTGATGGCCGGCATCCACAAGGGCGCGCGCATGCTGCGGCAGGGCGTCGACTTCCTGTTCGAGGCTGGCTTCGTGGTCTTCCCCTCAGCCCCGGGCGTGGTCATCGACATCTGCTCGGGCTGCGCCTGGCCCGAGCGCTTCACGCGTGACGAGATCGAGCGGCGGCGCAAGGAGACCCGCACGCTCAACGCCTGGGACAGCCAGTACATGCTCGAGGCCAAGCCGCTGGCCGAGCTGCGCCTGGACCCGAGCAAGCTCAAGGCCTACAACGTCGAGCCGGTGGTGCGGCGCGCGAATGGCGGCGTCGCGATGTGGCTGGGCATGGCGCGGATCGTCGGCGCCGCGTGCCGCTGGGATCCTTCGAGCGGCAAGCTCAAGAGCGATGTGTCGTCGCTGGCGGTGGTGCTGCAGGACGAACAGGGCCGGCGCTACTGGCACCGCTCGGTCGAGCTGCGCGGCGAAGTGGCGGAGACCGACGAGAGCGGCAAGCAGATCACCGGCGGCCAGGTGCTGCAGATCGTCGACGTGGTGCGCCAGCTCGAGCTGCCGCGCGTGGTGATCGAGACCAACGGCGTGGGCGCCTTCGCGCCGGCCTGGCTGAAGACCGCGCTGAAGCAGGCCAAGCTGCAGTGCGGGGTGAAGGCCGAGCCGCAGGCCACGAACAAGAACAAGCGCATCCTGGAGGCCATCGAGGGGCCGCTGAACTCCGGGCAGCTCTGGGCCCACACGTCGGTGATCGACGGGCCGGCGTGGGAGCAGATGCGCGACTGGAACCCGGGCATCACCGAGCAGCCGGACGATCACCTCGACAGCCTGGCCGGCGCCATCGCGGAGACGCCCGAACGCATCGGGCGCGCGGTGGTTGTGCAGTCCGATGGCTGGAAACCGCCCGCGAAGGGGCGGGAGGATTGGCGCCCATCAGCGGGCGTGCACGAAGTCGAGTTGGAGAGCTGACGACGGCGGCCCGCGCTTCACGCGCGAGGCGCCCATGTCCGTCAATGCCGAAACCCCGATTGCAAGCTCTACCGCCAACGGCGTCACCACCTCGTTCCCGTATGCATTCACCGTTCTGTCCGCCGCCGACTTGGTCGTGCAGGGCGTTCTGTCGGGCATCACCACCGTCTACACCTACGGCGTGCACTACACGCTGACCGGACTGGGCACGGACGCCGGTAGCGTCGAGTTCCTGTCTCCGCCGGCCAACGGCACCGTGATCACGCGCTATCGCTCCAGCGAGCTGAAGCGAACCACCGACTACCAGGATAACGGCGACCTGTTGGCCGAGACCCTCAACAGGGATCTCGACGGCCTGTGGCTCGCGCTGCAGGAACTGGCGTCGGGCGCGAGCGGCGCGCCGGGCAGCGCCGAGCAACTGGCGGCGCTGCTGGAAGCGTCGACGGGGTCCTCACGGATCGGGCACATCCTCAACGCGGCCGGCGCCGTCGAGCGCACGCTGCAGAGCCGACTGCGCGATCGAGCGCATGTCCGGGACTTTGGGATCACGGGCTCTGGCGACGAGACAGCCAAGCTGCAACTTGCGATCAACGCGGGCGTGCCGCTGGACTTCGGTTGGCTGACGATCACGCACAGCGGCGTGACCGCAACCGTCGCCAATGGCGGGAAGCTGTCCTGGTACGGCAACGGCGCCAGGCTCAATTACACCGGCGTCGTGGGCATCGGCGTCCGCATCACCACGCCGGCCGGCGCGGTGGCCGATCTGTGCGAGGTCGACGGGGTCACGTTCTTCGGCGGGCCGTCGCAGTTGCGCATCCAAGGCGACGAGGTCAGCAAAGCGAAGTTCAGGCGCGTCAAGGTGCGAGGCTGCCAGTTCTTCGGCAACGTCGCTGCCCCGGCGGATGCGAACCTGCGCATCGAGTACGCGGACGATGTCGAGGTGTCCGGCTGCTACGCGCAGGACGCCAACGACAACGGGCTTTACACCGCGTTCTGCTCGCGTGTCAACATTCACCACAACGTGACCCGCAACTGCGCTGGCATTGGGATCGCCGCCGGGTATGTAGACGAACTCATCACCTATGGCGGCTTGCAGACGATCATCGACTCGAACATCGTCATCCAGGACGACAACGCGAACCCAGCGTTGAACTACCAGATGGGCATCGACGCGGTCTTCAGCAAAGACGTGCGCGTGTCCAACAACATCGTCGTCAACCAGCAGGCAACGGCGACCCTGGAGCGCAGCTACCGCAGCGGCATAGTCGTCGAGGAGTACACCTGCGACAACGTGGTCATCGCGGACAACACCGTGGTGAACATGCTGTTGACGCCCATCCGGGTCGGCACCAACCCGAACAGCGTTGTCTCCAGGCTGCGGATCGCTGGCAACAAGCTGTACAAGGCGGGGCAGCGCGGCGTTGAGATTGCGATCTGCGAAGAAGCGCTCGAAGTCGTAGACAACGAAATCGACAGCGTTGGTCAGGACGGCATCTGGATCGGGCCGAGGAGCATTGCCAATGCGGCTGTGCGCGGCAACACGCTTCGCCATGTCGGCATCCAGCCAACATTCGCGGCTTACTCTGGCGTGAAGGTCGAGGGCGGGAACGTCGCGGTCACCGACAACGACTTTTTCTGTGGTCACGTCGCCATTTTCGTGACCAGCACCGCTCCGACGCCAAGCATCCGCGTCCAGGCTAGCAACAACACGATCTACCTGCGCGAGAGCGGCGTTGACGTAGCCAGCACGAGCTTTGCCGCGATGACCTTCGCGCAGGTCGCGCAGTGGATTCGCGGCCGAGCCGGCTGGGGCGCGACGGTCTACCCGCAGACCCCGGTGGCGTATAGCGCGCTGACAGCCTACGTGCCCGGCGACACGGTGGTCTCGGGCGGGACGCACTACCGGTGCACCGCGCCGACGACTGGAAACGTGCCGCCAAATGCGACGTACTGGTCGCCCGAGACCGCCGACTGCGCTCTGCCAGCGGTGACCTACCTGCGGCGCACAGGTAACCGTATCAGCGCCGAGGAGATCAGCTACGCGGTCCCGCCGGGGGGCCTAAACCTGACGAGCTACGAGCCCGAGTTGGTGGGCTACTTCACGTACCCGAAGCGTGGTAACTGCTCATGGCGCGGCAACAGGCTGCACACCTACGCCTTGG